TTGAATTATAAGGGTCATCAAAATTGTAACTTTTTAGGGAATTTGTAAACCATTCTGTAATTTGTTGCTTATAGTTATTGAGATAATCAGGTAAATTTTTTAGCATATCTGATATAGTTTTAGTATCATCAAAATCAGGATGAAGGTTACTGAAAGTGTAATGACTTTCTTGTAATATATTATTTACCAATAAGTCACAATATAAGTTGCGTCTCCATTCTACATATCTACGTGAAAAAATACTAAATTTTTTATTGACTATATCACTATATTGAAAATTTTCCGTTTGTAATTTTTGTAAGGGTAGATGTAGCCATGGCATATTGCACATTGTGTTTATATCTGTAAGTCCATGTTGTCTAAAATATTGATTTAGTTCTTCTAACTGATAATTATGACCTAAAATAACATAAATTTGTTTAGGATTTATATTGAACGTTTTTATTTTTTCAATTAGTGTATCCGCAAATTTTTTGACAGAAATCTTATGTTCTCTAATAAAAATTATACTATTTTGTTTCAAATATTCAGTATAAAAAGAGTCATCTATAGTATTTGAACATTCAATATCAACTAAAAAAGTTATATTTGACAAATTTTGATTTGTAAAAAGTTTAGTATATTCCGTATAGCCAAATTTAGTATAAAAAAAGAAAAAATTGAATGGCGCTTCTAAAAATTGTTTATTTTCAAAATAATAAATCATAAAAATCTCATATTTTTTATAAGAAAGTTATCGGGTATAGGTTCATTAGCGTTTTGCAGGTTGACTAAAGTCCCAAATTTTTTCTAATAGCCTTCCTCTGTAATAACCGAAAAAATAAAAAGAGGTTTCATTGGCTCCCTGCAAGTAAATATTCATAGCATAATATTTAGATATTATCTTGACTTAGATTTATAAAATAAGTCATCCTCAGTAATAACTCTAAATGTATAGCCTTGTTGTTTGCAGTATGCTGTAGCAGCAGCCCATTTTGCATGGTTCAATGCCACAATTGCTCTGTCTTTTGCTGACATAACACGACTTTCAATTAGACTTTGTTTTTTAGGTTTTATTTCAACTATCTCTGCTTTTTTTCTTCCAAATTTATCTTCGTACATTACGAAAAAATCTGGTACATACTGAGTAGGTTTTCCTGTAAATGGATTGCGATATGGTATAGACATAGATTCACTTGCCCAATAGATAACGCTATCGTGGCTATCGCAAAACATCATAAAGGTAAGTTCCCAGCCACTACGATATCTAGGACTGTGTTTACCTACATACTTGTGCGGATTTTTTGGGGTAAATTTACCTTGAGCCCAATTGGCCATATCATAACACTACATTACGTGCTACAGGTTGTATAGGTCTTGGCAGTACTGCTATACCATAAAGTGAAGATTTACTTTTAAAAGTATTCAAATAGTAACAAAAAACTTTATTCAAAGATACGTTATCTGAAGCGTTTTGTTTTAGTAAATCTAACATTTCCATTGGAGGCAAACCTGCTTCCTGTGCAATTCTAAAAAATACAGCAGTATAATTTTCTGCTATGTCAATTGTAGAACATCTTGCTTTGAAATAAGAAAGGATTACACTATAAGCATTAGCAGGTATTACTAAGTCAGTGGCATAAAATTGGTCAAAAATTACTACTGTATTATCCATTTGATTTTCTGTTCTAACAAACAATGACATATTTTAGCCTCCTGTTCCTGCTCTACCACGAGGAGTAGGAGTAGGACCACTTGTAACTTGTTTACCTGCTGTTTGAGTTGTACCAATCTTTTGCGGTGCTTGCGCAGCGCCTGTAGTTGGTGCTCCTGCTGTATTTAGTGGTTGAGGTGTTCCGCCTGTAGAAGGATACTGTGCGGGAACATTTCTTGTAACATTTGGATTTGTAATAGCTGATGATAATGCTTGTTGTAATTCTAATTTTACGTTTTGTTTTAGGTTTTTATCTTTGTTGTTATATGCAATTTGACCCAATTTTAGTGCATTGCCTAATACATTTTCACCACTCAACATACCTTTTACTGCACCGCCTGCACTATCAATCAATCCACCTTTACCTAATATCTTGCCATTTGAACCTAATGAACCTAATGGACTTTTTTCTCTATCGTAATTTGATTCTAAACCAAAGCCAGTAACAATATCGCTTGGTTCTCTGCCATCCAATGCGCCTTCATTGTAGACTACAGTTTCATATTCTATCGTCATTTGATTTTTCATCACACCGTTACCTTCGTTATAATCATAGGTATCATGATTGAAACTTGTGATAATAGGATTGACTAGCACATACGCTGTCCAGTTGTGTTGCCAAAAACCAAATATACGAATATCTTTGAAGAAAGGTGGCTTATTGCCATCAACAGTGCCCGGTGCTGCTGTTTCGCCGATATAGCCCCAATCATCGTTACCTGTTATAGTTTTTTCATAGATATCTCTGTAATCATAATTTGCTAATGTAGGTTGAGTTGCTGTAGCATTTGGATCGGTTGGTCCCTGCTGACCGCCTCTATTGCCGTCAAAGAATACACCAGGTTTAGTTGCGTCTTTATAGTAATAAGTGTAATATGAATACCACAATTTGTTTATTGTGTTTGCATTATCATCGTGAAATGAAATTTGAACTGGCTCGTAACGTATCTTTGTTTGAACAATACGTTTACGATTATATTGATTCATTTTGTGAGTATCAAACTGATATGAAGGCAGTTTGACATCACGTACTAATATACCAAAATTATTTTGATCACCGGTAAACACACCATCACTAAGTGTGAATACTGTATGGAAAAGAAATTTGTGTTTAGGAGCATTAGCATAACTATCGGGACGAAAAGTTTTGCTAGCGTGACTATAATCCTTAATAGTGGCGCTGCCGAATAATCCTGCGGCAGCGCCTTGTAGCAAGTCTTGGAAAAAGCCTGACATGCTTTATTTATTATGTACCAGAACCAATACCTGTTGCGATTTCGCCTTGTAGGATTCTGCCTATTGAAGCGCCAACGCCTGAGATCGGACCATCTGGCTGACCTGGTGTTGCGTTCTGAATAGCATTATCGTAAGCGATAGATAATGAAACAGTTACGGCTTCTGATGTACCATAGTTCAATGTGTTATAGTTGACTGACTTTAAGAAGCAACCGTATAGTTCCCATGATTCAAGAACTACTGGAGCAGCAGTACCGTTACCACCGTCTAGTACTTGAACATTTGTTTGGAACTTGTAATCTTGACCAGTTGCTGCTGAAGCCTGTTCTACGAAATCTAATTGCTTTTGCAATTGTTGACCAACAGCCTTAGCGACTGAACCAGAAGCATCATCACGAATATTGACAGTCATATCTGTCCATGAGTGCTTACCAGCAATCTTGATTGTTGAGTTATAGACTTGTAGTGGAATTTCAGCAAAACTTAAGTTTGGTCTTGAGCAGTCGATTACCTGCTTTGTTAAGCTCAACCCGCCGTCAACATCAACACCGAAATTCAAGAAGTTTACTCTGAAACGATATTGTAGTTTAGGCATCAATAGACCCTGATTGCCGCCGGCATTATCAGAGGCTACTGTCATGTTGAACAATGATTGTGAGGCTGTTGCCATTGTAATATCTCCTAATATACTTTATTTAGTTACCTTATGAGAGCCTCTTGCGAGGCTCTCTTTTTATATCATCATAGTTCGCCAGTGTTCAATATACGTACTGGGATGTAGATGAATTCAGCAGCCTTGACTGGCTCAACTGCTACGTCGATCCACAACTCATTACGATCTATTCTTGCTGGAGTGTTGTTAGATTCGTCACAGACTACCAAGTAGTCATATAGACCTCTCTTAGCAACTAGATCAACCATCAATGACTCTACTACACCTGCAATCTGTTGACGAGTTAGAGCATCGTTTGGTTCAAATACGAACGGACGACCTGCAATTGTCAACTGACGACGAATGTAAGCAACGAGTCTTGCTACGTTTGTACGATCCAATGCGCTTTGACTGTTGAATGATGTCTTGTTACCATAGTTCAACAAGCCGTTACCAGTAAAGAATACTAGTGGGTTGATGAAGTTGACGTATAGAACATCACGTATGCCAATTGGTGTCTTGATAGTGATAAATTCACCAGTGTCACGATCAATGTAACCAATGTTTGTTGCGTTATCAATCTGACCACGACGAGTACCTGCTGCTGCGAACCAAGGATATGCCAATGTGTCGTTACGCAAGAATGTACGCAACATCATATGACTTGGCGGGACAGCAACTAGATTACCATCTAGATCAGGAGCAATTCCACTTGGGTAGAATAAGCCAAGATAAGTGTCGCGTGTCACGCAACCTTCTTCACCTGTGCTTGTTGCACCAGCAGCATTAGTTGCCCATGCTTGAATTGCTGTTGCTTGCATTGGAAGACCCATTGGAGTGTCACCTAAGATGTAACCAGTGTTACCACGATCATTGTTTAGAACGACCATGTTAGGTTGCAATTCAGGATAGTTTGGTGTAGCCATTAGATTGAAGAAGTTATCTTCATCACGAATTGCTACGTTAGTGTCAATAGTTGAGCGTAGTGCTTGTACAACCATTGCACGTTGTGCCTTACGACCCATATATGGACTACCGTTTGATTGCAAGCCGCTTGCGCTTACCCATGCATCCTTCTGAGAAGGTAGTGTTTCGCCTGGGAAACTTGTACCATTGAAGTAGTTTACACGGAATTGCTTGACGTTATATCCGCTTCTGCGTGTGTTGAATAGCAACATACCAGTTGGATATAGTGCATAACTTGGTGCATCTAGGTCAAGATAGTTGCTTGACAACAATGACTTGATTGTTGGAATAGGATCATCTGCTGGATTTGTATTTCCGTTAGTTGCCCAACGTGCATCAGCAAATAATACACCACTTGGATTAGTTTGATCGCTATTATCAATTAGTACCCATTGATCAACACCGTCTACACTCTGCCAACGATTGATTAGTGGATAATTTTCTAAGTCACTTGTGTCAATCCATAGATCGCCATATACTAATGCTGTGGCATCACTTTGTTGTGTTGGTGCACTTGCACTTACTATAGGACCATTTGGATCAGTAGCATTTGCGATTGAAGGACTTGGGAATCCGTTACTGTCGTAACCTTGATTCTTATAGCCTTTCCATGCACCATTATAATTCATCATTATATCAACTTGATCTACTGTGTCATAGAACCAGTTTGTATTATTTGCTGGAATGTCTACTGGTGCACCCTCATTTGCAGTATATGTTAGTGGATACCAATTAGATAGTTCAATTCTATAATTTTGTTCCCCATTACCAGAAATTACTGCTAATCCTGCTACACCGCCTGCTGAGACCTCAGTTACTATTACGACTAAATCATTAGCTGGACTTGCACCACCTAGATCGACTCCAGAAAATGTAATTTCGTCACCTACAACGTGACCAGTACCTGGCACTGCAATACTTGTTACAGTGTATTGACCAAATTGTCTTGTTACATTTAATCTACATGCTGTACCTACACCTGTTGTGCTTGATTGAAGTGTTGATGGATATGAATTTGTAAATGCATCTCCATACTTTACGCCATCTGTGACATTGACTGTAAATCCTGCATCTGCCATTAAATCTGTACTTGTTGTTACAGAAATTGTACCGCCTTCTGTGTGAGTTATTTGAATTGCACCATCAGTTGTAACTTCTGCTACAGTATATGCAACACCCATATTATTCCATGCTGTTACAAAATCTGTAGCATCAGCATTATCGGGAACAACCAAATTACCTGTCAATAAACTTGTTGAACCTGGTTGACTTACTTTTACTACTTCAGAGTATGGACCAGCAGTCAAGTTTACTGCTGTGTTTGTTCCAGTTACAACAGTTGCACCTGTAGCTACACGCTCAAACACATATACAGGACCAGCCGGGTATGAACTATTATAAGAATATTGAGCGTAAATAGTTCCTGCTGGAATTGCTTGTCCGCCTGTGGCATCTAATGTATTGATCGCAGTAACATCATCTGTTGAAAGTGTAACATTTTTTGCTACCCAAGCAGATAATGTAGAATCATATTGTGATACTATCGGTGCTAAACCATTGCCTGCTAATCCAACTTTGATCCATACTGAACCAGTTGGATGAGGTGTTGATTGACTTGCTTGCCATAATGGTTGTTGTGCAGATGTACCGAATGCTACGTTTGGCTGATAGTACGTTGCTGCATCTATACCTATGTCACCTAAAACTGTACCAACTTCACCATTTATAACTATAGTTTTATTACCTAACAGACTACCATTAAATTGAGTTGAGAAAATTTGTAAACGTCCAGAAGCATTTACACTTGCTGACAAATATTCCCAACCTAAATTATTAATTTCTGTTGCTATACCTGAAACAGTTTCAGAACCAACCTGAACAGTAATTGTCGCAGTTGCTAGTCCTAGTGTAATATTAAAACTGTCTCCTGCATTGAGAGTTGGATTTGATTCTGTTCCTGTAACTATTGCTACACTGGATAACCAGGCTTCACTACCAACTGCTACCCAAGCACCTGAACTATTTTTATAGAAATATGTTGAGGCTGCTGTTGGAGCAGCTGTTGTACCGATAGCGTTGATTGCATAATTACCAACTACGCCAATGCTTGCTAGTGGAACACCAGCTGACAATTGATCTGGATCTGAAATTACGATTGGTGTTTGTAATGTAAATGCACCAGTTGTTGCATTGAATTCGTAAATGCCCCATGCTGATGTAGTAGTATCTAACCAGTAACTACCATTATCAGGAGCACCTGTTGGGCGACCTTCTGATCCTACTAAACTTGCAAGATCAATGTCTGCTCTTAGAACATAAGCACGATTAGTAACACCAAGTGCTGAATAAGCAGCAAGTAGGCCATATTCGTTTAGTTCATAACCTTGTAGTGGTGTTCCATTCGTTGCTTCATAAAAGAATGGAATACCGAAAAGAGTTGTGAGGTCACGTTGACTAGTGACTTCATATAGTTTACCTGCATTAGCAGCAGTTGTACCCTGTGCAATGCCGATACCGTTTGGATTTGCCTTATCCTGTGCTGTTGCTAGCAGGACGAAAGGAACTGATGCTGTTGGGGCTGGAAGATATTGACTTTGGTCAATAATTGTAACTTCTACGCCTGGTGATGTTAGTGCCATGTTTTTACTTCCTATATTGTAAAATTTTGAGGGTTACATACCCTGATATCTCTTTATTATTTAGTATATATTGTAAAAAAGTGCGGGTTAGCATACCTTCGAAGGTTTTTTCTAAATAGTATTATGCCCAACACTAGACCATTGTGTAAAACTTGCAACAAGAACGTTGCAGCAGTTAATTATATAAAGAATAATAAAAAACACTACCGCAGCATATGTGACGAATGCGGTAAAAAGAAAACTAAGAAAAAACCTGTAAAACCTTTATGGGAACAAGCAGGATATAAGAAAAAGGGTGTCTGTGATATTTGCGGGTACAAATCACAATATACTTCTCAAATGACAGTATATGTGATTGATGGAAATCTAAAAAACACTAATACGAGCAATTTGAGGACCATATGTCTCAATTGCGTTGAGGTTGTAAAACGTAAGGAAGTAAACTGGAAACGCGGAGATTTACAAGTTGATTATTGAGTCTATTTTACGGTGTAGTTCGTCTACTGTGCCGCTGTTATCAACATAGTAATCATAATCAAGACCAACACTGCTATATTCGCTAGCATGAACATTGTACTCCTCTAAAATTTTACGTGCTTCGGGATATCCTGCTGAATAATAACCTTTGCTTAGTGCTATAGCAGCATCATACCATTCAGGATTAGGTCCCCTACTCACTCTGATTGTAATCCCCCCAGTATTTTTTATTGAACGTAGTTCATTAGGAAAACGACAATCACTAATAACAATATTATCTTTTACTGTGCGTAATTTGTTTTCTATGCTAGCTATCCAAATATCGTCATGGAATGCTCTGCGGCCTACTTCAGTACCCCATTGCTGTAACACAAATCTAGGTGTCAGATGAGGTAGATCTAATCGTTCTGCCCACCAAGCATCAACTGTATCGCGCCATTCACGGCTGTACTTTGTAGTTCCTTCAAGCAATTCACGATCCCAATCAAAGATAGACGCTACGGCATCCTTCAATGGGCCGGCGTAACTCATACGTTTGAATCCCTTGAATGTAATTAGATAGTCAGCAATAGTGTCTTTGCCGCTACCAATAAATCCTGCAATACCTACTATCATGTAGTTATTATAAAAGATATTTGTGGTAAAATCAACCTTGTATCCAAGTTAATGGTTGACTGTAATCGACATAGGCTTTCAATTGTTCAATAAGTTTTTCTTGGGCTTCTTTTGCTTCGGCTTTCATAGCAGCACCGTTCAATGTAGTTCCACCGCCTGGACCAGCAATACTGCCATATTTTTCACGGGCTTCGCCAATAATCATTTTGAGTTGTGCCAATATAAAGTCACCGATCCAAACACCTGCACCCGGGTCTTGTAATAATTCTATTTCTGGACGCTGTATGTCTGCCCAGATTAATATACGCTCACCTGTACCCTTGAAGTCGCGCACTACGCGCAATACTTTGGTTACAGGATTGAATGTGTATGTAACATAACCGCCGAACATACGTGCCGCTAATTCGACATAGCCAGCATAGAAATCATATGTCGCCATGCCACCTGTATAGTTATAGTTCAATAGATATGTGTTTAGAATAGCACTTGAAAATGGATCAAAACTTGTGCTTGACGGACCAGTTTCAAGACCTACTGTGCGTCTAAACAATGAACGGACATTAATAAACTCTGCTGGTAATGTATATGTGTCAACGTTTTTGATTACCGTCATTAGCGTATAACTTTCAACCGTAGCATTTTGAGCGCGTTGGCGGTAAACCTTTATAGCATAGTTGTATGCAGCTTCATAATGTTGAGGATCTAGTTCAAGATCAATTATGCCATCACCTAAACGATAACGTAAGTTTTGGAACAAACCCTGCTTGAGTTCTTCCAAATCAAAATTAGTAGGTGTGCTAAGTGGGTCATTGGCCATAATACATCCTCGATAATGTATTTATCGCCAATGTCCAGTTAGTTATAGATCGCCTTGCTTACGATTTTCGCTATAATAAACGTCAAACTTTCCGCCCGGATACCGTGCTTCAAGTTTCTTCACGTTCTCTGCTACTACGTCATTGGGGTCAAAGCCCAATGCACGACAAGCATTGATCCAGTACCACATGATATCGCCCAATTCACGCTTCATATGAAAGTGTGATTCTTCGTTGAGAGGCTTGCCTTGAAACACGACCTTTTTTACAATCTCTTGGAACTCGCCTGTCTCGCTACCAAGACCGATAGCACCGCAAAGCAATAGTGGCACATTGATATCAGGACCATGCATGTACTCCCCGTCTGGACCATATGACTCATAGTTAGCGTCAATACGATCTAGGCGATTCATAAACTCAGTTAGGTCTTGACTAGGCTTGCTAGTGACTGCCTCTACAAATTGCTTATACTTGTTCAAATCTACTTGACTCATAAGTTCTCCAATAAATTATTTGTGTTTATATATTCAACTATATCTTTTGCGTAATCTAAATGAGCATCTAGACCATGATGGTAATATTTTGCTTTTGGATTACTGTATCCTAAATTTTTATATTTAGGATAAAAATTTGCCTGATTATTATCAAAGTTTGGATAACGTAGACTATCTACTAATTTGAAATAATAACGAATAGTACTATGCATTTTTTGAAACATATAGTTTGTGTTTACCATCATATAAGGTATACTATTCAGTTTCAAAAAAGATTGTAAATTTAGTACGTGCAGCATATTATTGATTTCGGTATAGTATTCGTTGCGTATTGTAAAACTTTGAAAGTCTAATATTTGCTCACGCTCTTCCTCTACAGCAATATTTGTATTCAGCATACTAATACGCAAGTAGTCATTACCTGAATCATCGTACCAATCAATAGCAGGGTTAGAAAGTTTATAATCTGTGGCCCTATAGTAAGGTGCTTCTACTCTAATACTATCAGTCCATGCAACTAAAACAAAGTCAGGCTTCTTTTGTGTCAATGTATATTCAATAATTGATCTTGCAATACCACTATTAGTAAATCCTACTTGGCATATATTGACAGGATCATAGCCTAAATTTTTAGCAACCACATTACCAAAACTATGTTGACGATTATACTCACTATCTTGAGTACCATCTATTTCACTACCGGCTGCATGACTGCAACCAGATATCAACATCGTTTTATTCACACAAGTCCCTTGAACATTTCTTTACGGCCTTCTTCTCCTAATGTTGCATCAAAGATTTCTCTTGTACGCTGCATCATAGCACATGCCAACATCAACTGATCATTACGATCAGTCGTTGATAATATAGCCGTGTCAATAACCGTCATCATAGTTTGCATACGTGCTTCAATAGGATCAAATTCATATTTACTCATTAGAAAGCCCTCAATATAATCATGTTAGCATTGAAGCGACCATTGGGCTGTGCTGCTACAGCCTTGATATTATCAAAGAATTTACGTGCAGCAGGCTTGCTACCCATAATCTCTTTGATTTGCACTTCGGGCTTACGTAGCGTTTTGATTTCTGATTCCTTAGTACAGAAACCAACTAGAGTATTGCCTTTGACACTAATACTCTTAGTGTACTCGTCAGCAACGTAGTGATGAAGTTTGCGCTTCTTAGTGTCGTAGACCCACGCTTCGCTACAGTTATGCAACTTGGTCGGGCTCACGCTCTCAAGTTCAAGTTTCTCCAACTTGAATGTCTTGAGATACTTTAGACGCTTGACGATCTTCTCGACCGGTACAGGCTTCTTAGCACGTTGCTTCTTGCCAGCCTTCTTCATACCGATGTACGCATTGAGATCGGCGATGACAGTTTGAATGCTACTGATAATGTTCTTCAATTGAACCTTACCAAAACGATCATAAGCTTCATTCAACT